ATTCGGATCACCAAAACGCACTAAACGCACTTGATCGCCTTCTTTTGCCGCGACGGCAAATTTTTTACCTCCGCCGGAATCACGACGGGGTTTATTGTACCCATCGAATACTTCACCAGCGATACGAACTTTAGCCATCAGCTTTTGTTCTTTCTCTTAATGTACTCGGAAGCGCGGCGACGGGCCTCCTTAGCTTTTTCAGTATTCGGTACTTGAGTATTCACGGGTTTATTACCCGCAGTAGCACGCTTCTTCTTTTCATCTGTGGCACGACGCTCCTCAGCAGACATCGAAGCCCACGCGGCTTTCGGGAGATAACGCTCTGTGCGGCCTTTCTCTCGCGCTAAGTCAGCCATTACTGAATAGGTCCTCCGTGCACCCAAGCATCACAAGTGCGTTCGGCCGCACACTTGAACTTGAATAATTGGCAGTAACCCAGATTAGCCAAGCGCTGCACATCTTCGGGATCCGCAGCTTTATTTTCGTTAATACCTTGAAGTATGCAGTTTATGACGACGGGGGATTGATCAAAAGCGGCGCAATTACCGCATAAAGCGCTCTGTGCGTGTTGGATATCCGTGTTCCATAAATCTGCCTTTTTCTCCCAGAAGCCGGGGTCGGGGTAGTCAGGATTTAAGGGGCCGTAAGCAAACTTATCGATAGTCCAATTACGATTCTTTATGTTTTCTTCTACGTTCAAAGTCGCTGAAGGACAGCTGGCTGACTGTACGGTTATTTCTTTTTCTAAAAATACTTTAGATCTGATAGGAATAGAGTCTTTCATAATGTCACTTTTTCTTTTCGTATTCTTCGCGAGTTTGCCAATCCTCTTTACCCCAACGACTAAGCTTATTTTCGCTTGATTTTTTACCTTCGTACCGGCCGCCTGCTTCCTTGTAGTACTTAACAGCAAGCTGCATAGCTCGCGCCGAATGACCTCCTAAACGCTTGCGAGCTTTAGCTTTCGCAGCAGCCCATTTTTTAGGATCTCGCTTTTTTGCGACTTCAGACACTGGCTACAGGGGTTCCATTACCCGGCGAAACAGGAATACCGGTACGCGGCCCGCGCTTGGCGGCGGCCTTTCGAAGCATTTCCGCTTTTATTTCTTCCGTGGGATCTTGAGAAGGAGCAAACTCATCTTCGTACGTACCATAGGGACCGTACTGAGGAGGAATAGGAGCGGTAGGAGCCTCCTCACTTACTTGATTCTCATAATCATCACTGCGCATGGCCGCACGTTGCGCCGTTCGCTGACGACGAGACGCTAACTCCTGGGCATTAAATGCCTTAGTAAAGAAGTCGCCGGCTTCGAGAAACGGGTCTGCCATGGTTATAGTCTATTACATGCTGCCGATTTGTTGCGCCACGAGGGCTTTGGCTAGTAAATCCGATTTTAACGCCGACATGTAGTCGGAGGATGCTGCGCCTTTTTTATAAAGAGAGCTCAGAATATCGTCGGCGTCTAAACCTGCACTTTTACGAAAGCCAGAATCACCGCTTCCTAAATACTGCAGTAAAGCCGAGTAAGTATCGTCCATGCTTAATAGAGAATGAAAGCGTGCTCCACGGTGCTGATACCGCTCACATTTGTTATAGAAATAGGCAACAAAACGTCTGTTCTGATGTGATCAAAAGTTAAAGGAGTTCCTGGAGAGTCCGCCAAGATAACGCAAAGAGAGTGATCAACGCTCTTGTTCTTAGATTCTATAAAAACACCTCGACAAGCGGGAAAAGTGGTATCTGTACCTGAAGCGTTTACTTTAAAACCGCTTGCGTAAGGCAAAGAAGCCGATTGTCCGTAGACAGACCCAAAGGCGCGGACATCCATGCTTTAACTGTGATCTACATTCGATTCTAACTCACCAATCAAGCACTGAAGGTACCAGGCCGCTTTTTTAAGGTCCTCCACGCCGTTTTTAAACTTGTATCGCCAAACATATTTAGCGATATTACCGTGACAGTAGTCCCGAAACCCTTCGGGGCCTAGTTGAGCCTTCAAAGCGTCGATGCACTCGATAGTACCCGACGTATAGTGCGAAGGATGATTGACGTTGTCCATAAAAATTCAGATCTGAAGCATTGTATCGCAAGTTATGAGCTCTGCCTGTTTCTGAGCAAGCTCTGTCGAGTATTTAGTGTCATCATGTGCCAATAAACAGCACGGATGAGGCTTATAAACGCCATTTTCTTCAATAACCGGGATGCACCGCCGATGTTCGTGCCCAGCAGGGACGTTTTCGAACGCCAGACCCATAGAACTACGATCCGCTAAGGGCCAATTTCTAAAATCGACGATTTTTACGCTTTTTGCGGGATCCATACTGTCACTTTTAACGTATTTAACCGCATCCGTGTTATCCAGTATCATTGCGGCGTAATAGGGACTTGCTATCTGAGCAAAAAACTTGATTTCGTGATCAACCACGAGGGTTTTTTGTACATCAAAACCTCGATCAGACCAGACATTCGGTGTGCGTCTAGTTAAAAGGTACCGATAATGATTATCAAACGGTATCTTCTGCCCTTTAAAGGTTTCATAGCGAATAAAACCTGGCTCAAGCCCGTGCGCAGCCAATCTAGGCTTCCAACGCAACCAGTATTTAAAGTGATTCCAAGTTATAAGCATGTCATTTTCTTGATATATGTAATAATCGTACTTGTAGTTCATACAAGCGTGCACTAAATCGTGTTTATGCGCCCAGGTCAGTCCCCATCCGGCATATTCGGGGCCTGCGACAACTATGTTTAGCTCTAACAGACCATGAAAAGGTCGCAAAAGTTGCGCTAGTTTATCAACGTCACTCTGCGCCTCGTAATTTACATATATAAACACAGAAACTTTAAGCTCAAACTCTGTATAAAGCTTCAAAACTTTCAGCAACTTTTCAATCCGAGCCAAAGGATCGTAAGCCGCAATAGCAACCCACAGTGTTTTACCAAAAACCATGTCAATACTCGACAGAAAAACTACCTCTACGCTGAAGAAAAGTTATTAACCAAGTGTACGCATCTAGCAAGTCGTCATGAGCGGTAGCACCTACGTTAATCAGCTGGTCGAACAACGCATCGAACTTGCGATATTTGTTAAAAACTACTTTTTGATTTTCTAAAAGACCCAGCGTGCCTCGGAAACGAGCGATTTTGTCGCCCCTAAAGCCTTTGACCTCGTGGATATGTAGATTGCTTAGCCCTCTTTCGTTCAAAAGAACGCGCCGGAGGTCCGCAGCGAGGCTTGCTTGATACGCCACGGATTCAACAACGAGCGTCACCGTGGAATATGTCGGCTGATACTCCCCGTTGTACTTAGTTAAGATACCCCACTCAAGCAGCATGTCGCACAGAAGATCTATTTTTTCAAGATTTCCTATGGAACGACACTGGTGTGCATCTACGATGTAGTACTTATCCTTTAAGCGGCCTCCCAGGACAAACGCTGTGTAGTCAGATGTCTCGTTTTTACTGGCCGAAAGATCGATTCCGAGCGCCAAGCTGTCGAATTCGGTTGCCACGTCCCCCTTAATCAGCAGATCCGGGGAAACAACCAGATCACTTGTAGCTACGGGCTGTTGTTGATACTGAAAACAAAACGCAACCGGGTCGAGTTCTTTCTGTTGTAATAGATAATCAACAGACCATTGAGTCTGCCAGTAACTCTTGGGTTGGCCTTTGTCGTCGTATGTCAGCGCTTCCTGCATAACCTGCTTCCACCCTTTTTCGGGCACAAACATCGTCTTGTGGATATCCAACGGATGGAATCGAGTGCCCAGACAAATAGATCTACCGCCTTCGAACACAATGGGAGCGATAACGCTACTCCAGTTATTATTCATCTCCTCCCGAATCGTCGGGTTTTTAATGTCCGCCGAGCTTTTTATAGGGTCATCGATCAGCACCAGATGAGCACGCTTAGACGTGATACTGCCTCGCAGACCCGCAGCTCTTAGAGTAAATTCTTCATCACCTAAGCGAGGGATATTCGCGTAGTCATAATCAATAGACCAGCCGATGTCAGATTGCATCCCAGGCTTGAGTCGGCACGTCGGAAAGATTTTGCGAAATTCTGACGAATCAACGATTTGCCGAATAATCCGAGACTTCGGAATTGCGGTAGCGATGTTGTAACTAACGTAAATGATCTGCAGAGGTCTCTTGGCGGCTGTATGTCGGCCGATGCACCACGCGGTAAACATGTTCAGCACTGTGGATTTTGCGGAGCCCCAGGGCGCCAAGATATCAAGATTAGGCCCGGCTATATCCAGAAGATACTTATTACTTTCATTAGTCACCAAGTGCTCATGCCATTCGAGCATGTGCGGGGCAGGAGGCTTGTCTAAAAGAGTACAAAAAGTATGAAAGTCATTAGCTGCCTTGGTATAGATGGTTTCTATCGCACTGTTATCACCAGCTTCGATTGCCTTTAAAGCCCGTAGTTGAGCTCCCCGGCGATACGCAAAAGTCTCTCTACTCGGCATGTTGATAAACTGACAGCGCTGTTATAGTGATTGTACTCGATTCGCCGCGTTTGCATGTCGAAAATCCTTTGGTATGGTGATGCTTGTAGTAACACAGGCTTTGCGAGAGTAACACACAGCGTACTAGACGTTCTTAAAAACGAACACGAAGTCGTGGTGATGGGAATCAACCATACGGGTGATCCTCACGATAAGCCATACAAGGTATATCCGGCTTGTCCTGGGGGCTCAGGCGATCGATTCGGTATCGGCAGAATTCCGGAGATCATCGAAAAGGAAAAGCCGGACGTCGTGATCTGTCTCAACGACATCTGGGTCGTGAACCAATTCTGGGAGCGCTGTCAGTTCCTAAAAGATCAGATTGGCTTCAAGTTCATTGCTTACTTCCCGGTGGACAGCGAAAGCTATTTCCCGGACATGCTGCGGCACATAAAGCACTGGGATCTAGCAGTAACTTTCACCGTACCGTCTGCTGAACGCGTCATGAAATACGGGGCCGATGCGCCTCGACTTGCTGTGCTTCCCCACGGTGTCGATACCGGCCGCTTCTATCCAATCGACAAAGCTGAAGCCCGCAAACGAATCGGAATCCCCGAAGATAAATTCGTGGTTCTCAATGCGAACAGAAACCAGCCTCGTAAACGCATCGATTTAACGATCAAGACCTTTGCCGAGTTTGCAGTAAACAAACCCGACACCATGCTGTATCTACACATGGGTACCAAAGACATGGGTTGGGACATCCTGCCGCTCTTTAAACACGAGATGCAGCGCCGCGGCCTAGACGACGCCAATCGCCTGATTCTGACTTCGGCGAATATCAACTACCTGAGCGCACCTCCGGACGAACTACTAAATACGATTTATAACGCCTGTGATGTTGGTATCAATACATCCGACGGGGAAGGCTGGGGTCTCGTCAGCTTCGAACACGCAAGCTGCCAGAAACCTCAAGTGGTCCCCAAACACACCGCGTGTCAGGACATCTGGGAAGGTGCAGCCGAACTTATCCCCATTTCCACATGGGTTGTGGATAAAGACCTAGGAGTTGAGCGAGGGCTCGTCGACATAACGCAAGCTGCTCGCATTTTGGACGATTTATATTTTGCTGCGGATGTCTACAACGAAGTTGCCGAAGCATGTTACGCCGTGACACAAAAGCCTGAATATCGCTGGGAATCGATTGGCGCGGGCTTCAGCGCAGCTATTAAAGATCTGGGAGTTTGATCATGCAGTCACAAACTCGTTATTACCATCTGTACAGCGACGTCATTCATCCGACAAAGTCGACAGATGACGGTGTACCGACAGTGTACGAACAAGCCGAAGCTCTAGGCGGTAAGTTCACGCGGATCGTTAAAGGTTTGCCGAAAGGCCACGTTGCTAACTTCAACCCCTCGATCGTCCGATTCAACGGATCGCTGTACATCGCGTGGCGATCTCAGCCCGAAGCATTCGGCTTTCGGTACGACAACAAGTACTTTTACTTGAACGGGCAACCGAACGAACTGTACTTCGGGATGCTTGGACCGGATGATGCCTCGATCATCGGCACCAAGAAACTTCGCCCCAAGAAACACCGGCTTAGCTACGAGGATCCGCGTCTGTTTATCGGACCTGACGACAATTTGTACGTACAATTCGTCGCTTCGACGTACGCCAGTAAGTACGATTCCAATCCCAAGAAGCTTTTTTCACAGCCTAAAGTCGTCGTCTGCTGGTTGAACGAAGATTTCGATGCTGTCAGCGCTGCAATCCCGCCGATCGGTAAGAATCTCACTGTCGGAGCGGCCGAGAAGAACTGGGCGTTCTTTAGTGCGAACGACGAGCTGAACTGCTTGTACTCCACGCAGCCTCTGATTGTCGAACGTGAATCTGGCAGCCCGATAACCTTAGAAACAAAAGTCTTAGAACGTGCAACGCAGGGTTGCCCTACGTTCAATTCGACCGCCCCTATTAACCTGGGTTATTGCTATCTAGTGTTTTATCACTGGAAGCATTTAACATCAACTCCAGACGGTAAACCTTACTTGATTTATCATGTAGGCGCATATTTAGTAAACAAAGACTTCACTCAACTAACCTATATGACCGAGGAGCCGTTGTTTACGGGTTCTTTGAATGACAGAGTCATCGAGTGGACAGACACTTTTGGCAATCCGGTGTCTAACCAGCCGGCGGTGATCTTGCCGTTCGGAGCCTTTATGGAAGGCGACGAGCTTGTAATGTCCCTGGGAGTCAACGATGCGTTTTTAGGAATCTTCCGAACTAAATTAGAGAATATTATGCGCAGGATGCGACCAGCAACTTAAAATTTTCTCTGTTATTATTAAAGCCTCGGCGGAGCTGCGAACTCCCCGAGGCGCGATCAACCTGTTCGGACCAGGCCGATGCCTAAGTATAGACCCATGCCGCCGCTTGAGCGGTTGAATGAGCT